GGGAAGGATGAGACGACATCGGCAAGCAGTCGCACGCTGGCGTAGGCTGCCGTGAGTCCGAGCGCCGCCTTCTGATCAACCTCACGGTTGCCGAGGAAGGGAACCTTATCAAAGGCGAGCGGCGTAAGGTTTTGCAGCGTCAATGATCGCTGCTCGGATGAGGTGAAGACGCGACGCAGGATGCTCACTTAGTCCCTCCAGGTATAGCCAAGAGCGACAAGGACGGCACCCGCGGCAGCGATCAGGCTCAGCGGCTCAATGAGCCAGAGACCTGCGATGACGAGGACAATGCCCGACAACTCTAGGATGGTTGATTTCATAGGGTGATGAACTCCGCTGCTTTAGGTGCCGCTGGCGCTTGTGCGTGGTAGCGGGCACGATCATACGCCATCACCGCGCACACGGCGAGGTCAATCTTTCGCGGGGAGCCTCGGTGCTCCTTGACGATACGAGGGCCGAAGCGGTCAATCTTGACCGAGCAGTTGTCTAGGTGGCGGCTCATCGCCGCGTCACCGTTGTGGCTTACGGTCTCCTGCGTCACCGCCTCGTAGAAGGCGGCACAAGCTGGGACCATTCGGGCAGGACTCTGCGGGTAGATGACCACGGGCAAGCCGTCCGTCTCCCACTTTTGCAGGGTCCTCGCCCAGCGATAGGGGTCTGCGCTGATCTCGCGCACTTGATATTTCTTGCAGAGGTCGTACATTCGGGCTTCAACCTCGTCCATTGGCACCTGCCAATGAGGGTCGTCCATCGGACGCTCCCAGAGGGCGAGCGGCTGGATAAAGCCATCCTTCGTGCAGCCGACCATCGCTGTGCAGTCACCGCTGAACGAGCCGTCAAAGCCAATGACGATCTCCTCGCCATCTTGGATCTGGCGCTCGCCTGCGAGCCGATCCCACGCCCCGCCTGGTAGCCAGCCGGTCGCCGCCGTGACCCATTGGTTGAGGCGCTTGGTTCTGAACTCTGCCTCAGGGATGCTCAGCACCGCCGACTCAAAGTCAGACGGGTGGAGGAAGTCGCCAAAGGCGGGGTTGGCTTCGGCCCAGACCTTCGGGTCAAGGTGATTGGCTCCGTCAGGAGCGCCGTGCCAACGGAAGAAGAAGGAGGGGTCGGCGATCTCGCCTGCCTTGAGTCGCATCCCGTATTGCCAGAGCTTGAAGCATACGGTGTCTTGCCCACGGCTATCCGTGCGGCTGCCTGCCGTCGTGATGCCCACGATCAGCGGCTGCTTGCGCGTACCAGAACCGAGGTTCATCGTGTTCCAAAGCCTGTCGTCAGGCTGGACGTGCACCTCGTCAAAGACCACCGTGCTTGGGTTGAGACCCTCGGCGCGGGAAGCGTCGGCTGAGAGGACGCGGAAGACGGAGCCGGTGGACGGCATCTCAATCACATCGCGCATCACGCGAAGGCGCTGCGAGAGGATTGGATCAAGTTCCACCATCCGAGCCGCCTCGCGGAAGACAATACGCCCTTGAGCGCGGTCTCCGGCGACGGCGTAGACCTCTGATCCAACTTCATCCACGACAAGGCCGAAGAGGGCGATGCCAGCGCCGAGAAGTGACTTGGAGTTCTTACGGGGCAGCCCGATGAGGGCGCGCCGGTGTTTCCGTAGCCCGTTCTCGTCCAGCTCGTAGAGGTCGTTGAGGATCTGTTTCTGCCACGGGCGCAGGGTGATCTGCTTGCCAGCGTCGTCGCCTTTGGTCAGTCGGCAGAAGTTCTCAATGAAGTCCGAGACTTGGCTGCCCTGACTATTTGGCTTTGCGGGCTGCCGAGATGAGGGCATCGAGTTTGGCTGCCGCCGAGTTCGCTTGGGCATCTAGGTCTCCTGTCAGGCCGCTTCTCGCAGCCGGTGTGAGGCCCAGTTTGCCAGCGAGCTGGAGCATCAGCGTCGCGTTGTCGCGGACGATCTGATGTAAAGGATTCTTTACCAACTCGCCAGCCTGTCCCCGCGTGAGCGGGCCAGTCTCGGCATAGAGCCGGTCAGCCTCCCGATAGCGCACCGCTGCCTCGCAATAGAGGCGGAGCGTGTGCAGGTCTGCGGCAGTCAACATCCCCGTATGGGCGACCGCCTCGACCACCTCGTTCCAAACTTGGCGGGCCTCCGCGTTCAGTTCGGCTGGAGGGCTGAAGTCCGTGCGAGCCGGAAGTGGCTCGGAATAGTTGACTCGGCTAGGGCGCGTCTCGCCGCGCAGCAGCTTCAACCGAGTCGGCTGAGGTGCTGGCCCACGCTGTCCCATCGTCAACTCCGATCTATTTTTGTGCTCAATCCAAATCCTGAAACCTGCCCTCGCACGCAAGCCCTCGGGCGCGCGGGTGCTATATTCGCAGCATCTGAGAAAAAAGTATGCCGGCAGGTAAGCCCCCCACCACCTCGGCTCTGGTGCGATTGTTCCCGCGTAGAGAGTTGCAGAGCAAGTGAGCTAGCCGCACATTGTCTGCGGTATGACTTCCGCCTTTAGATAGCGGTCGTATGTGATCTAGTGTTGGAAGCCAACGCTGATCTTGCCCTAAGCGTTGACCGCTTGAGCGCCACGATGACCACGGTTCAGTAGGTTTAGTGCAGATCCAGCACCTTCCTTGATCCCGTGCAAAGATAATCTTGCTCGTGACCCTCTCGCCCCTGCACGCACCTCGGCGCTTGGCGTTGTGTTTTGCTGTTGAATCACGCTCGTACTGGGTGAAGCAATCGTTGCAACGCTTCCGCCTCATAGAACCGAAGTAGTCGCGATGTTGTTTGTTGCAGTTTGGGCAAGTGCGGGGTAGAAGCCACCTCAACCGTGTTGCAAGCGCGGCGTAAAGGAGCCATCGCTCGTGATACGGCCCAAGATCTTTCTTGTTGATGTCTTGCCAAGCGAGTCCAGTCAGCCCGCTATGCGGTACCAACTGACTGCGCTCGCAGTCTTTTGTGATCTGCCGGCACTCCTCGGAACAGAAAGACCTCTTGCCTGCCATCCCGCTGCCGCCGCCACCGATTTGACCACAAAGCCAACACCTACGGCACTTCCACCAGCCAGGCTTATTTCTACGCCTAACAAGACGGACGGCTCGGCTGCACTTCTGAGAGCACCATATGCGTCTGCGCCCATTGTGCCCCCTTGCCTGCGGCAACACTGCATCACAGTTTGGGCATCGGCGCTCTTGTATGTCGGCCATTTTCCCTCCTGTAAGGGTAGTGCCAGCGGGTACAGGCCCGCTGGCTGGCTAAGTATATCGGACTGATCGGCTTCGTTTCGTTGCGCCGAAGCGATTGTGGCAATCGAGGCAGAGAACGCGCAGGTTTCCGGCGCTGTTGTCGCCGCCAAGTGATTGAGGAATGATGTGGTCTACGGTCAGGCGTGTGCCGGTCGTGCCGCAGAGTTCGCACCAGGGTCGGGCCGCACGGATCTTGCTGCTCAGTCGCTGCCACGCTGCGTCGTATCCCCGCGCTTGCCTGCTCGGTCGCCCAGGGCGATCAAGCTTAGGCAGGGTGTGTGCCTCGCAGCGGGTAGCCCCTGTTGGAACCCCACAGGTCAGACAAGGTTTGAGCACGGGGTCAACCTCCGTCAAGGTGATCTCACGGTGCCGTGCCGCCGACTAGCGTGAGGCGCTAGCTCCTAACCGCGTGAACTGTGCACCGTCCCGCGATGTCGCAATAGGCGAGCCAATAGACGGCTCGCGGGCAAGTTGTATTTCAGGGCGACTCCACTTGCCGAGTCTTGATGCCCAGCGCGTGCGTCGTGCGTCGCGCCTTGTGCGCGACTATACATCAGGTTGCGATTCGTTTATCGGATCTGTGCCACATCTTGTGTTAGACGCTTGGCAAGTCCACCTGCGGCGCGAGGATCTCGGCGATTGCATCGGTTGCGCGCTCATAGACATCCTCGTAGACGGCGGCCCACGGTGCCCACGCAGCCGATCCGAGCACCGGCTCAAGGCGATCTACGGTCTGATCAAGGCGGCAGAGGTGCAGATGGATCAGCTCGTGCACGATGGTCAGGCGCTGCTCGTGCGGCTTCTGCGCCCAAAACAGGTTGCCCACGCGCAGGTTCGCGGTCTGTGCCTGATCGTTCGGCTCGATGTCGGCGTATCTGTCCTCGGGTGCGACATCCGTCAGGATCGTCACCTTCCAGTTCCCGAGGTTCAGGACAGGCAGACAGGCAGCCACATACGCCTCCAGCGCGGCGTAGCGGTCAGGCTTGGTCGGATGCTTGGGCATCGGTCACCTCGGCGTTCAGTTGGCTGTCGGACTTGCCGCGCACGATAGCACGCGGAGTCTCGGTGTATCGCTCGTGCAGGAGCCTGAGCGTGCGTTCGGCTGCCTCAAGCCAGATCTCGCGGTGCAGCATCAGCGGATACTTCCGCATCAGCCACTCTTGCGAGGCCGTCAGGTCGCCGCGTGTGGCGATCAGGGCAACCCCGATCTCGTGTGGCTTTGGCTCTCCCTGCTTGGCTCGGCAGCGCTTGAGGGTATGGAGGGCTGAGTGCATCGGATACTTGTACCGCTGGATGGTCACGCGAAGCAGTGTTGCCTGCTCTGCCGCCGTTCCGTCGTGCACCTTGCGCTCCTCGGTCTCTGCGAAGGTCGCGTGAGCTGCGTGATCGAGGTAGGTGCTGAACTCGCCCGTCCAGGCTGGCACGCCCCCGTCGTCCATATGGTTCAGCCGGTGGATCACGATGGGTAGGCTGTCTTGGTGATCGCGGAACCACGAGAGCAGGCTGTCTAGTCTCATCTTCCCTCCTCTAGCGTCAAGCCCATCCCAGGCTGAGCGGCTGCTACTCGTGCCTCAATGATCTGAAGGTACTCAGGCTCACGCTCGCAGCCGATCCACGCCACGCCCTCCTCAATGGCTGCCACTGCGGTTGTGCCTGAGCCGAGGAAGGGGTCTAGCACGGTGCCGCCCTTTGGCGTGACGAGCCTGATGAGATAGCGCATCAGGTCAACTGGCTTGACGGTTGGGTGGATGTTGCGCTCAAGCCCCTTGTTGCGCTCTGAGCGGCTTGCCTTCGCAACATAGAAAAAGCGTGAAGCGCCGCCGCTTGATTTATCAAGCGCAGGAAGTTCGTATTTGTCTGAGAACTTCTCGTTAGGAGTAAAAGTCACCGCGTATTGCTTTGCTGACCTTGCGCCGCTAGTCAGCACCCCGCTCTGCTCATCCAGCAATGCAGCGGCTGCTTCATCCAGCAGGATGTTGGCTGGCCAGCGACCGAGGTGATTTTCACGGACTTTGGATGTGGTCATATCACCAAACTTGTTGCCATTGTTGGTCAATAACGATGTGATAACCTGATCACCAATCCGACTTGCCCCGATGTTCAGCGCGCCAGTGCCGTGAGTCAGCACATTGTCTGCAACCGTGCCAATGAGCGGCTTGCGTGCCAGCACGATTGGCTCAACGGCTGGCTTCAGTGCGGTTCCCCAGCCTTGCCACTTCTTTGCTGCTTGTGAGAGTTCCCTGATGTCGTATTCGCCTGGCGATGCGTTCATTCTTGCGGCATTGCCATCTTTGCTTTCTGGTCTATTCCAACTTTTCCCCTTTGTTATGACTTTGCCCTGATAGCCAGCAGCCTTGTCAATCGCCTTGCTCACATCAAGGCTTTTGGGGAATCCTGAGCCGTAGAGCCACATCAGCGTGTCACGAATCTCAAAGCCAGCGTCCTCAATGCCAGCGGCAAGGCGGTGATACATCCTCGTGCCGCCGAAGGCGAGCAGGTGTCCACCTGGCTTCAACACGCGCAGCGCCTCACGCGCCCACTGCTCCGTCCAGGTCTGGAAGCCGAGCGGAGTGCCGAAGCCGTCCCACTCTTTGCCCATAAACTCAAGGCCGTATGGCGGGTCGGTCACAATGGCATCAACGCTGTCTGCCTCCAGCGTCCTCATCTGCTCAATGCAGTCCCCTGCGAGGATCATCGTGCCCCTTTCCACAGGTTGTCTGAGCCGCAGAACGCCCGCCACGCGAAGCCGTTGACCTCGCGAAGCCCTGCGTCAATCGCCACGAGCATCCCGCAGCGGCGGCATTCGGTGACGAGATCCAGCGGGTTGCCGTCCACATCCAGCATCTCTGGGTGCCCGACCCACTCGCCCATCGCGTGCCCGTGCAGCTTCTCTGCCACCGCCATCACGCTGGCCTGTGCGATCTCCACCCAGTTCGCATCGGCGCTCACACTCAAGTCAAGCGCCTGCGCTTCGGGCGCGTTGGGATCTTCGGTCGGGGTGATCGTGTGCAGCCCGCGCGCCTCAACCGTGCGCCAGCCGCTCGGCGGGATCTCGCCGTACAGGTTGATGATCCGCTCCTCGACATACTCAGGCACGCGCCGCTCCTCTTGGATGTAGGCGTAGAGCGTGCGCTTACTGATGCCAAGTGCCCGTGCCATCTGCGGGATCGCGACGGCGTACAGCCGTGGGAAGTTCACCGAGAGTATGCGCTTCAGGTGCGCGCCATTTATGCTGCGAACTTGGATCACGAACGCCTCCCTCTTCCTGCTATGGCAGGACTGTGACTCTGACTTTCTGCACTCCATTTCCGAGCGGTACCCCGAGCGCAACGAACGCGGCGGGCGATAGGTCTACCAGTTTCTCATTGTTTGTCTGCCCTCGGCATTGGCACCAATCCACCACCCACGCCACGATTGCCTTGCCATTCTTGAGGTTCTCCACGATGATGCGGTACGGCTTCTTGCCCCAGCGGAAGTCCTTGATCTTGCGGAGGGCTGGCCCCGCCGCTGCGTAGAAGAGCGTCGGCTTGTCGCCTCGGGTGTACCACGCATTGTTCTTGGTCGCGTCGTAAAAAGTTGCCTTGCCCTTCACGGACAGGACGAGCGACTCAACGACCGGCGTAGGCTCTGGCTTGAATGAGTCCCGCAGCGGTGCCACAGGCGCGCTCGGGAAGGCGAAGATGATGGCAGCCGTGATGAGCATCGTCAGCGCCCAAAGCCAGACCGCGTGCCTCACTGCTCGCGGGTCTCAATCTTCGCGCTCAAGATCGCCTTCTCGATCGGCTCCAAGCCGCTCACGATCTGGATCGCCTTCGTCAAGCCGTCAAGGTAGCCGATGGCATACTCAGTATCGCCGAGGATCGCCAGCACCTGCGCCCGATGGATGACCAGCTTGATCACCCGATCTTCAGGACTCTCAGCCCTCTTCTTTGGCATTGTCTTCCTTTCCGAACCACGCGATGAAGTCGTCCAAGTCTAGGACAATCATCGTCCTGCGCCTAGCCCCCGCCCCAGGCGAATCTCCAACCACGAGGGCTGCGAGTTGATCGCCCTTGACCGGCACGCTGCGAAGCCAGCCATCTAGCCGCTCAGGGTAGGACTTGCCGACCTTGCACTGCACGGCGATCCATTCGTTCGCGACATCCTGCTTGCCGCCAAACTGTCCGACGCGGGCTGCGCCCAGACGCTTCGCGACCTCACGCTCGAAGGCGTTGCCTCGTGCGCGTGCCGTGCGGCCTCGGCGACTGCGCTCGGCGTTCTGACGGTCAATGTCCAGTTCGCTGTGTTTACTCACTTCGTCCTCCAAAGATTCATACGCTCAACGGCGCGTCCCATCCCCCCAGTGCCTGGGAAGAGGTCGTCCACAACATCGCCGTCTTGATAGTTCAGGAGGTCAAGCACCCAGTCGTTGAACTCATCTGACTTCGCTCCTGGAAGCCCCTTCATCCTCGTCGGCACGCCAATGAACCAGTCACGAACCATCGGGCTGCGCTTGTTGTCCTTCCTGCCGCCAGAAAGCAGAACCGGCTCCCACGCGTATTGCACGGTCGTCGGCCTGATTTGGTGGAAGGTCTTGACCCACGAGCAGACTCTCGTGCCTTCAGGGGTTGCAGGCAGAAGCCACCGAAGATCGGCTGGATTGCAGGATAGCGCCCATCCATCGGGATACTCGACAACCAGCCGAGCAATCAACTTTAGGTGCTCATCCTTCGCATCCCATACTGCCGCTTGATCGTGATGCTTGCCATAGAGTTTCTTGCCCTGCGCGTAGTACGGAGGGTCTGCATACGCGAACTTCACTTCCAGCACCCACGGTGCGCCCACGAGTAGGACTTACCGCCACCGGCATAGTCCACGCGCCGCACGCGAAGCGCCATCTTGAGTTCCGCGATCATCCCTGAGCAGAGGTAGCAGGGCACGGCTGCCCATTGTCCCGCGCTGCCTTTAGTTGCCGCAGTCTTCGCAGGTGCCTTCTTTGCCGCCATTGTGTTGCCCTCCTTCCAGCATTGCGCTGAGCCGATGGATCATACCCATCACGGCATCTTCCTGCGTATCTGCTTCGCAGGCGATCTCGCTGCCATCTCGGTCAGCGATCACGACCACCCAGGTCTCGTGCTCCGTCTTGAGGATCTGCTTGTATTCGTAGCCGCACATCGCGGCCCATTGCACCAAGTCTGTGAATGCCATCACAACCCCCTTATGCGATAGCCGCGGGCTACGCGGTCTCGCTTCTCAATCTTGCCACTATCGGCAAGGCTCTGGAGCAGCCGCTGGGCTGTTCCGTGTCCGATGTCCATCAGCTCGGCGATCTCCCTCACCGTGGGAGCATAGCCGTGCTCCTTGACGAATGAACGGATCACCGAGATGAGTTCCCTTTCTGCTTGCTTCATCCGAGCACCCTCGCTTCGGCAATCGGCAGGAAGCCGACCACCTTCTCGATCTTCTCGGTGTGCTCAAACTCAGTCGTGGCTGGCAGCATCTTGGGCGTCCAGATCGGCTCCTTCACGCGGTACAGGTCCCACGCGAAGATGCCCGCTGGCGTGCTGTTGATGTATGCCGGTCGCCCTGAGCGCCTCCCAGCCTCCTCGATCAGCCAGTCGTACTTGGTCTGCTCAATGAGCATCTCGGAGTAGTGCGCGTCTCGGCACTTGAGTTCCAGCACGAAGTCAATCCTCCCGACCGGCGTCTCGTACCACGCCAGACAATCCCAGTTGCTGAAGCCGTACTCCATCAGCTCAATGTTCTCAATCGTGGTCTTTTTCAGATAGTCAAAGAGTTCTTTCTCGGTCATTTCTTGCCTCCTTGAGCCAGAATCTCGCCAATACTCGCAATCCCGCTCTTAGAATAAGAGAGTCTATTCTCTCTCTGTTCTGTTCTATTCTTATCTAGAGCGTTCTGATTTCGTTCCAGTTCCGTTCCGTGTGCGTTCTTGTAGCGTTCCTTTCTGGCTGCCGCCGTAGGGTCAGCCTGATGCTTTCCCCAGTTCGTGACGATGATCGAGCCGCCCTCGCCCCTCGTGAGCAGCCCGAGGCCAAGCAGCCGCTTGAGATGCTTGATGTCCGCAACACCGGCGACGCACGCCTTGAGGTGCGCCTCGTTCGCGAACTCCCCCTTCGGGGTCTGGTGGTATGCCTCGAAGAGCGCCGCGTCCCAGAGCACATAGGCTTCCGCGCCCTTCGGCTGGGCGAGCAGCTCTACGATCTTCGGGTCCTTCAGCGTCCGTGTGTCCTTCTTGATCCACGCCATTTGTGCCTCCGTCTGTAGGTGGCGGGCTGAGCGAGACAGTCGCCCAACCCGCCGTAGATGTCTAGAACGGCAAGTCGCTGAGTTCTTCCTCGGGCACCATCTTCGGTGCCGGTGCGCTCTTGCCTGCGATCCACTTGATGCTCGGCTTCTCCTTGCACCACGAGCCGTCAGGAGCCTTGTGCGAGGCCGCCCAGAATGGCTGATACGGCTTGCCGGTCGTCTTGGAGATGCCGCCTGGCTTGAGGCGCCACTCCTCGCCGTGGCTACACGCATCCTCGGTCGCCGCCTGCGCGAAGAGCATCGCCGCCTTCGCTGCGAGGATGTCGTCATCCGTCGCGCCTGTGAACCCTTCGGATTTGGGTGCTGGAGCCACGGAGACGGGCGCTGCCGCCCGTGCTGGGGCTAGACCCCTCTCTGGGCTGTAGAGGCTCCTGCCGACTCCGATCTGCGCCGCGCACCTGCGGAGCGCATCTGAGGCCGCGCTCTTGAGCGGCTCATCATCCTGAGCGGAGTTCGGGTAGCCGAAGTCCTGACGGATCGTGGTCTTGCCGCCAATGACGACGGCGAGCGAGCCGTGGACGACATTGCGTGCGCCGTCTGCGACCTTGACCTCAAACTGCCAGCCCTCGATGCCGAGCACATCATCCAGCCGCTGCGCGACTGCTCGCGCATCGGCGTAGGTGAAGGTCATCCCTGCCCTGCCTGGGCGATGCTTGAGATCCTTCTCCTCGAATGGCGCTGCCAGCGCTGCTGCGATTTGCTTGCTCACTTGTTCCTCCTTCGCTTTAGTTCCATTTCCCAGCGCGCCTTCGGCGCACTTGACTGGGCTTTGTTCCGAACCCTTGAGCCGCTATCCCAATCCTGACCTTCAGTGGGGAGGTTTGCCAAGAACCAGTTAGCGGCTTTGTAGATCGTTCCGTGATGAACCTCCGTGTCCTGGTACGAGATCAGCCTGATGACCTCTGGGAACCTTGTCTGAATGTCCTCTTGCATCCTTGCAAGCATCCAAGTCGCCGTGTTCTTAGGACACTCAGGCGAGAGCGCCAACCGTCGCAGTTCAAGGAGGCTCTGACCGTCCTTGAGCCTATTGGCTGCCACTGGAGACGACCAGATCGCCACCCCATATGCGACTCCGTGAGCCTCAAGCACATAGCAGGCGTAGTAGCGATTCCGAACCACATTGCTCCAGTCAATGACCGGGAACCTTGAGTGCCAGATCGCGTTCAACTTGCAGGCGTCTGGCGCTCCGATTGAACGAACTGAGAACTCTCGTGGAGAGGCTGGCGTTGGACGCTCCTCCTCAGCGAACAGTCCGAGTTCGCTCACTTGTCCACCTCCTCTGTCTTGAACCTGAAGACCCGTGCCCCAGGCTTTTCTACGGTGTGCGTCTTGAGCGCCAACTCGTAGGTTTCTGGCGCGACCGCCTTCGCGACCTCTGCCACCGCCTCCCAATCCGTCTTGACGGTCGGCTTGTTCTGCTTCCAAGTCGCCTGCCAGCCCTCGCCGTAGACGCCTGCCTTCTCGCCAATCGCCTCCTTGAGTGAGATCGCGAGATTCTGCAACTCCTGATCCAGCAGCTTGGACTCGTACTGCTTCTCGGCGTAGAGCGCAGCCACGCGCTCGATGCCATCGTTCGCCTGCGCGAACTCATCGGTGCCCGACCACGGGATGACCGCAGCCAGCGCGTCCGAGTCCTCGCCTTGCAGCGCCGGTGGCGTGCCGTTCATCACGCAATCCCTGAATGCGATTGCCTTTTGGTAGAGCCGCGTCTGGAACTCAAAGTCCTCAACCACGCGCTCAATGCGGAAGACGAGGCCGCCCAAGAGGGCTGCCACATCCACCCACGGTGCGCCCGTCACGAACATCTGCCACTGCACTTGGGCTTCTACCTCGGGCGGTACGGGATACAGGCTCCAGCGCGGCGAGGTGCTCGTCTTGATCTCAACCAGCCCCTCCTCGCCGACGATGGTGCGATCCAGCGATGCCATCACCCACGGGATGTCCTTGATCCTCACGATGCCGTTGCTTCGTCGCAGCTCACGACCTGTCTCCATCTCGTAGAACTCCGCGACCGTGCTCTCGAGCAGGATGCCGCGCACGGCGGCTGGCCCGACTGGATCAGGCGTATAGGCTCCGCGTTTCTCTGCCCACAGTTGATAGGGAGTTTTGTACGGCGAGAGACCGGCGATGACCGCCGCCTCCGTCGCCGTGATGCCGTCGTGCCTAAGCGCGAACCACTCAGGGCTGCGCTGCTCTGCCTTCACGAACTCAAACCTCTTGCTCACTTTGCCTCCTTCTTCTGCCGATCTTTCTTTGCCCAGCCCTCGCCGATGAACACCGATGCAGCGGGCGTGTAGACCATCCGCATCCAGCGCCCACACTTGGCGCACCTCGGGTTGTAGATCTCCTTGATTGAATGCGTGTGCTCCTCACGCGCCCCGCAATCGCCGCAGCGGTATTCGTACACCGGCATCAGCCAGCCACCACGAACATCATCACCACCAGAATCGCGCCGAGAATGCCAATGGCGATGTCAAGCTGCTGATCGCTGCGTCGCTGCTCATCGAGCAGTGTCGTGCGGATAGGCACTCGCCTGTAAACCAGCGGCTGGGTTCTGCGATTGAGTTTCACTTTGCCTCCTTCTTCGCCTTTCGGCGCTTCGCGGGCTTGGGCTTGTACGGCCCTTCCCATTCGTCTGCAATCTTTGCGACGAGTGCCTTCTTCACCTTCGCGTTCACTTCGTCATCCTGTCCGATGACGACGAACAGATCGTCAAGATTGAGTTTCTCGTTCATCGCATTGACCCCACTGCCAAGAGCAGAATCATTGACGCGATGAACGCTGCGAGTGCGAGTGCGTCCAAGATCATCGTCCTCATCAGCGCACCGTCCATTCAAGTGATTCCATTGCTTGCATCACGCTGCACCCGTGGCAGACATACTTCTTGCGCTTCAACGATCCGTTTGGCAGATCGCGTCGGCTTCTGCGACTGAGTGCTGGCGGGTAGATTGAGTCTGAGAGTCTGACGCCACAATCAGCGCAGAACACTTGGCTCTTTGTTGCCTTCTTCATTTTCTTTACCCCCTAGAACTTCGGGAGGGCTGTCTTCCCTCCTCGTGGGGTAATCGTACGCCCGTACCAATCCCCCTGTCAACACCCTATTTCACGCACGAAATAGGGTGTGGCGGGCTGGAGGAGGTCAGGCAGCGGGAGGCTCGCGCCCAGCCACCTCCAGCCCTAGACCCCTGCCCGAAGGCAGAGGCGTAGTCATTCGGGAGGGATCTGATCGTGGAGCACGAGGTCAACCAAGACTTCAAGGCAGCCAGAACAGATGCGGTGTTCGTTGACGATCTGATCGCCGGTGCGAAGGTCAATGCCGAGGATCAGCGCGCCGAAGGCGTAGACCCTTTCAGATGGCTCCTCGCAGACATCGCAGGTCTGCGGATCACGGCGCTTTGCGACCGTGACCATCAAGCCGCACGAGATACTCAGCCGT